TTAAAAGATATATAACTTCTAATAATAATAATAATAATTAACATTAGATGATAAGTACTTAAAGTAATACTTATAGTAATACATTATGTATACATTAAGGATTGACCTCGCGGCTCTGTGTAGAACCTAGGTTATACCTTAAGTACTAACTCTTCTCCATTTATATCTCCTTTGCCGTATCTTTTCTCTATCTTTGATAGAAAATTGAAGCAACTCTATCTTTAGGGTTGACTTACCAATGCGCTTATGGTATAACTGTGAGATAATAAGATTAATAATAAGATTGGTTTAACCAACAAGATGACACATGAAGAACTAAACCCGTTTGAAGGTGATGACATACTAGGTGCATTCTTTAAGGCACTAGCAGGAGATGACCTTAGTGCTCTCCGGTCACTGCACATACCGAGGAGCGAGGTTTTCTATGTACGTCAGAAATACTACATAGATACTGGTGATTGGGTTTCCTTAGATAGAATGGAACGCTCGATGTATCTGGAAGGACTTCTAACTGGACACGATGTTCTCGACCCTAAGAGAAAACGTGAATGGGAATAGTACTCTCTAGTATGCTTTACCCTACCTTAATATTTCAGGAGCGACTAGGATGTCAGAGTACGTAACACTCAAAGAAGACTTAGATCATTTAAAAGCTGACGTAGATAAGATAGGTGATCGTCAGAGAGCCTACGCTTCAGCCCATCACAAACTGGAGATTGAAGTGGTCGAGGTGAAGGCTGACGTCAAGCACATCCGTAAAGGTCAAGAAGCTATGAATGCTAACATGACCAGACTAATGTTTATTGTAGTTGGTAGCTTTGCAGCTGCTATTATTGGTTTTATAGTAAGAGGTGGATTAACATAAATGTTAAGTGTATTACTTCCATTACTCACACCTATCCTAGGGGATGTAGTTAAACGTATACTACCTGACTCCGACAAAGGTGTAGAGATTGAGAGAGAGATTAAGTTAGCTCTCCTAGAACATACCGATAGCCTAGAGAGTGCTAGAGGCAAGATCGTCTTAGCTGAGGCTCAGTCAGAGAACTGGCTTACAGCTGCATGGCGTCCACTCCTGATGATGGTAGCAATAGCTATTATAGCAGTTAATTACTTAGTATTCCCTATCGTTGCTATTGGCTATCCAGCCATACTTGTTAACACACTAGAACTACCAGATCAACTCTGGAACCTCCTAACACTCGGTGTTGGTGGATACATCGTAGGCCGTAGTGGTGAGAAAGCAATAGACAAATGGAAGGGTGGTAAATAATGGGCTGCTGGACTAACGAGAAGAAACCATGTGGTAAGTGCTTTGGCTGCTGGAACCTAGACCCAGCCTCCATCTCCTTAAAGTTTCAATTACATAACAGTACAGTGATTACATCCATCTGTATATTCGAGGACTAGTCAAGATGAAAGGTGTTAAGCATTACTTACGGGACGGTACCTTGCACAAAGGAAAGACCCACAAGCATCCAGACGGGACTCTTATGACAGGAGCCTCAATGTCTAAGACTGCTAAGAAGTTGTATCACTACAAAGATTTGAATAAGACTGCAAAGGCTAAAGCTGATAAGAGTAGGAGCAAGTAATGCCTTCATCAGATAATTATAAAAGAGATTATAAACGTGAGCGTCAGCTACAGTCTACTCCGGTAGAGCTAGCTAAGAATGCTTCGCGTAAAGCTGCTCGTCGTAAGTTAGAACAGACTGGTGCAGTGAAGAAGGGAGATGGTAAAGATGTCGATCATAAGAACCGTAACCCTAACGATAATTCAACTGCGAACCTAAAGGCTAAGCCTAAGTCGGTTAACCGTAGTTTCTCCCGTACAGCTAACCCTAAGAAGTACGCTAAGAATGTTGGTGCTTCTAATCCTCCTACACAAAAGAGAATCAAATGAGTATTGACTACAGAGGCGAAACCTTTGCAGGTTACAATAAACCTAAGCGTACACCTAAGCATGCTACGAAGTCACATGCGGTACTCGCTAAGGAAGGTGAAACCATTAAGCTTATCCGCTTTGGTGAGCAAGGTGCGTCTACTGCGGGTAAGCCTAAAGCAGGTGAATCAGATAAGATGAAAGCTAAACGTAAGAGCTTTAAGGCTCGGCACGGTAAGAACATAGCTAAAGGTAAAATGAGTGCAGCCTACTGGGCTGACAAGGCTAAGTGGTGAAGAACTGATGTTAGTATGGCTTAAGCTGGTAACAGTATGGGTACCCTTCATGTATGGTGTACTAAAGGATATTGCTCCGTGTCTATCTAAAAGGTATAAGGCATGGAAGAACCCCGTAAAGGACGATGACAATGGAATTTAAGAAGTATGAGAAGGCTTTGAATGCCGCTGGGTACCTTGTTGCAGGTGACCAAGTTACAACCATTAAAGGTGATGTTGTAGGACAGATGGACCCGTATGGTGAGTTCCACTACAAAGACATGGACATGGCATTCGTTATCTGTGAAGCAATGCGTCTTGAGGTTAAGAAAATGACTAAAGCTCCTAAAGCTAAGAAAGCTAAGGCAGCACCCGTTAAAAGCACAGATACCTGTGAAGGCAGTAATGACTGGTACTGTGCGGTCTGTGACTGTGCCTTGCCCTGTGACAGTGATGACTGCGACTGTTCTTGTAATGACGTTGATAAGTCATGACTCAGAGGACGTACGCAGCTCTTACAAAGAATGAGTCAGTACTAGCTACTACAGCTGATGCTGCTGCTACACTTATATATACTTGTCCTCTTAACCATGACGCTGAGATAGTCTTCCTTACTCTTACAAATGGTGGAGCTACCATAACAACTAATGTTGAGTTGTACAGTGCAGCTGATCTCGCATGGAAGCACCTAACAAGGTCTCACACAATTGCAGGGGGTACCACTTATAACGTACTCGACGGTTCCCTTATTTACTTACGCCCCGGAGATAAGATATCGGTGTATAAGTCAGGTGGGACGTTAGACGCTACTGTCTCAGTTAAACAATACTACAATCCGACAAGGAGCTAACAAATGACTAAACGCAATCTAACAGAGAAGCAAGAGTTGTTCCTAGCTGTATTATTTGAAGCAGCAGAAGGTGACCCTTTACAAGCTAAGCGTATGGCCGGTTACTCCGATAACGTATCTACATCATCTATTACAGCCTCATTGGTTGACGAGATAAACGATCTTACTCGTAAGTTCATTGCACAGAGCTCTACTAAAGCAGCCTTCACCATGTATAAGGTGATGGGCAGTACAGACATGCTCGGTGCTAAAGAGAAGATGGCCGCAGCTAAAGACCTTATGGATCGTGCTGGCTTTACTAAAACAGAAAAAGTAGAGGTTTCAGCCAAGGAACCCGTATTCATCTTACCTGCTAAGAAGGCAGCTGACGAATAACACTTGACAAACTTATGTGTGTGTGGTATATTGATGGCTCGTAAACAAACTCCTTCCTTTGACGTGGTTCCCCAGAGACAATCTTGGATGATCCCTAAACAAGGACTAGATGGAGAGTGGTACCCTCTGATACGTGTCGGAAGACACATTCCCTTTGGTTACGAACAAGACCCAGAAGACGGTGATATACTCCAACCTATTCCTACTGAACTAGAAATGCTTGAGAAGGCTAAGTTGTACTTAACTGAGTACAGTCTAAGATTAGTAGCTAGATGGTTGACTGAGCAATCCGGTCGGTACATATCTCACACAGGATTATACAAACGTGTCAACATCGAACAATCCAGACGGGGCGCAGCCGATGCCCATCGAGGATATGAAAAACGCTACAAAGAGGCAGCAGCCAAGGCGGAAAAGCTCGAAAAAGGTAGACTTGGTGGTCGAGGTACCAGAAAGCTTACCAGTGAAGATGACAGTACCAGCGAAAGCTAAACCTGCTGACATTGATATCCAAGCTGCACAAGACATTATCTTTGCCCCTAACCCCGGCCCACAGACAGACTTCCTAGCCGCTAGTGAACAGGAAGTACTCTACGGTGGAGCAGCTGGTGGTGGCAAGTCATACGCGATGGTAGCTGACCCTGTTCGTTACTTTAATAACCCTAAGTCCAGCGGACTCCTAGTTCGCCGTAGTACTGAGGAACTTCGTGAACTAATCTCAGTATCCAAGCAGCTTTACCCTAAAGCTATTCCGGGTATCAAGTTCTTAGAACGAGACAAGACTTGGGTTGCTCCTAGTGGAGCTACTCTCTGGTTATCCTACCTAGACCGTGACGATGACGTTATGCGTTATCAGGGTCAGGCTTTTAACTGGATTGGCTTTGACGAGATGACTCAGTGGCCTACTCCGTTTGCTTGGAACTATATGCGCTCACGCTTACGATCTACTAGTCAGTCTGGTCTACCATTGTTTATGCGTGGAACTACTAACCCCGGAGGCCCCGGTCACCATTGGGTTAAGAAGACCTTCATTGATCCCGCCCCAGCTAATACTAGCTTCAGTGCTACTGACGAGAAGGGTGACGTGATTGAGTGGCCTAAGGGACACGCTCGTGCAGGGGAACCACTCTTTAAGCGTAGGTTCATCCCAGCTAACTTGTTTAATAATCCATACCTAGCTGAAGACGGTATGTACGAAGCCAACCTATTATCAATGCCTGAGCATCAACGTAGGCAACTACTGGAGGGTGACTGGAGTGTCTCAGAGGGCGCAGCCTTTACAGAGTTCCAACCTTCCGTACACGTAGTCAAGCCTTACGATATCCCAAACAGTTGGTCCAAGTTTAGAGCTTGTGACTATGGTTACGGTTCAATGACAGCAGTGCTCTGGTTTGCTGTAGCTCCTTCTGAGCAGATAGTTATCTACAGGGAGTTGTACTGCAGTAAGGTTACAGCAGCTGACTTAGCTGATATGATCTTAGAGGTGGAGCAGGGTGAGAAGATACGCTACGGTGTACTCGACAGCTCCCTTTGGCACAACAGAGGCGACACTGGACCTTCACTGGCTGAGCAGATGATTATGAAGGGATGTCGCTGGCGTCCATCAGATCGCTCAAGAGGATCACGGATAGCCGGTAAGAACGAACTACACCGAAGGCTGCAGGTAGACGAGTTCACAGAAGAGCCTAGGATAGTGTTCTTCAATACTTGTCGTAACATTATAACAGAACTACCAGCATTACCACTTGACAAGAACAACCTAGAAGACGTAGATACCAAAAGCCCTATCGACCACGGATATGATGCGTTACGATACGGGCTTATGACACGACCACGCAGTAGTCTCTTTGATTACGACCCCTCATCACAGCAGTCAGGTTTTCAAATGGCTGACTCTACCTTCGGTTACTGATTACTAACAAGGAATAGACATGGACAAGTTTGACACAGCAGACCTCGGACTAGAGCGAAACATGGAAGAGTTTGATTCCTCTCACGTTTCAGACATGAAAGAAGGCGATACTACAGATTCCTCAGTCGGGACTGTAGTTTCTTTCGTTGAAGAGCGGTTCTCTACTGCTGAATCAGCTCGTACAACTGACGAGCAGCGCTGGGTACGTGCTTATCGTAACTACAGAGGCTTGTATGGCCCTGATGTACAGTTTACTAGCACTGAGAAGTCCCGTATCTTCGTTAAAGTGACTAAGACTAAGGTTTTAGCAGCTTACGGACAGCTAGTTGAGGTACTTTTCGGTAATAACAAGTTCCCAATCTCTATTGATCCTTCTACTTTGCCTGAAGGCATTGCTGAAGCAGTACATTTCGAGACTAACCCAGAGATGCAGAAGGCTAACGCTGGAGCAGGCCCTGAAGTTAGTGCTGAAGACGCTAAACTACTCCCCGGAGAGACAGCTGGAGACCTTAAAGAGCGTTTAGGCGCTATGAAGGCCAAGCTAGAGCCAGTAATGGACACCTTACAAGAAGGTGAAGGCGCTTCTCCTACCCAAGTTACCCTACATCCTGCAATGATTGCAGCTAAGAAGATGGAAAAGAAGATTCATGACCAGTTAGAAGAGTCTAACGCCTCTAAGAAGCTGCGTACTGCAGCCTTTGAGTGTGCTCTCTTCGGTACAGGCATTATGAAGGGTCCATTTGCCGTAGATAAAGAATATCCTAACTGGGATGACGAAGGTAACTACAAACCTCGTATTAAAACCATTCCATCGTGTGATGCTGTCTCTATCTGGAACTTCTACCCTGATCCAGACGCTAATAACATGGATGAAGCTGAGTATGTCATCGAACGTCACAAGATGTCTCGTTCACAGATGAGAGCACTCAAGCGGCGTCCCTTCTTCCGTAAGAATGCTATCGATCTGTCTCTAACGTACGGTGAGTCGTACAAGAAGGAGTGGTGGGAGCAGGCTATGGAGGACGAGAGCGTAGAAACGTCTACTGAGCGCTTCGAAGTCCTAGAATTCTGGGGTTACGTTGATCGTGAGATACTTGAAGACTTTGACGTAGACATTCCACAGGAACTACGTAAATCTGAGCAGTTGAATGTTAACGTATGGGTATGTAACGGACAAGTACTTCGCTTGGTTATGAACCCTTTCAACCCACAGATCATTCCTTACTATGCAGTTCCTTATGAGGTTAATCCTTACTCCTTCTTCGGTGTGGGACTAGCTGAGAATATGGATGACACACAGACCTTGATGAATGGCTTCATGCGCCTAGCGGTGGATAACGCTGCGTTGTCAGGCAACCTATTAATTGAAGTTGATGAGACTAACCTAGTACCGGGACAAGACTTAAGTATCTATCCGGGTAAGGTGTTTCGTCGTCAAGGTGGTGCTCCGGGCCAAGGTATCTTTGGTACTAAGTTCCCTAACGTATCTAACGAGAACATGCAGATGTTTGATAAAGCAAGGGTATTAGCTGATGAATCAACTGGTCTTCCTAGCTTCTCTCATGGTCAAACTGGCGTATCTGGTGTTGGTCGTACCGCTAGTGGCATTTCTATGCTTATGTCTGCTGCTAACGGTTCTATTAGAACGGTTATTAAGAATGTTGACGATTATCTCTTAGGTCCAATCGGTAACTCCTTCTTCTCCTTTAACATGCAGTTCGATCATGACCCAGAGATCAAGGGTGACTTAGAAGTCAATGCCCGTGGTACCTCTTCCCTCATGGCTAACGAAGTTAGAAGTCAGCGTCTGCTGCAGTTCTTGGGTGTCGTACAGAACCCAGCTCTTGCTCCATTTGCTAAGATGGATTACCTTATCCGTGAGATTGCTGAGTCAATGGACCTCGATCCTGATAAAGTAGCTAACAACATGGGTGAAGCAGCTATTCAAGCTGAGATACTCAAGAAGTTCCAAGAGGCTAATCCGCCTGCACAACCTGAGGCTCCCGTAGCGCCTGCTGGAGGGCAAGACCCTAACGGAGGCGGTGGTGCCAACATAGGTACTGGTTCTGCTCCTGTACCGGGCGAACAGGGCTTCTCAGGTAACACTGGTGAAGGTGGAGCTGTCGACTTGGGGTGAGCTAGCCGTGTCTTTCTTACAATGATGGGCTATTACGTTGACGAATAAATAACCAAGGAATGAGTAATGCAGATCAAACGATTAGTTAATGATAAGGTCCTATGGGACTCATTCAACGAAGAACTAGATGAGCGGATAGCCTTCGCTCACAAGCAGATAGAACAGAGGGATGAACCTTCGGAACTCTTCCGCCTACAAGGCGAACTCAAAGCGTTACGCAGTTTAAAGCAACTACGTGATAAAGTCAATGGTGCTAGAACGGAGACATTCTAATGAAAAGTAAGAACAATAAGATGACGTATGCTAAAGGTGGTTTGTCCACTGATGGTTTGGGCGTAGACCCAGTGTCAGGCAATGACATCCCTGCAGGCTCTAACGCTGAGGATGTACGTGACGACCTGCCCTCTAACCTATCTCCGGGCGAGTACGTAGTACCTGCTGACGTAGTTAAGTTTGTTGGTGTTGAGAAGCTAGAAGCTATGGT